GAATCAGTTCTAATACAATCAAGAACCTTAATAAGCTTATTAATATCTGGAATGTTAAGCTTATTCTCTTCAGAGAAGCTATTACCAAACTTCCAGATAGCATTTAGAATAACTGATGCATCTGGAGTAGCTACTAAAGCAGTAAGCTTATCATCCTTCAGATGCAATGAGCAGGAGTTATTAATTCGAGACAAGGGAGTCAGAAACTTGTCTACAAATTCATTCTTGTTGTGAATCGGAATAGTCATCTTTGAACGTAATTTTAATGTCTTTCATTTTCTTTTGCAACAGCTTTTCCAAGCTCTTATCTAAAGTAGCCTGCAAATGTTCTTGCCCACTAACGCAAGAATCAAGCAAACGCTCAACTCTAAGCAACTTCTCCATCAACAATGAAATTTGAGCTTCTGAAATATTAGGAGCTACACCAGCAAAGACTTGAGGAGCTTGTTGCGCTGGTTGAGGTTGTGGGGGTGATGGTTGGAATTGTGGTCTTGGCTCAACTGGACGTCTGTATTGATTAGCGGATGCAGGAGGAGCTCCATTAGCCTGCATCCTTGGTAAAAAATTCTTGCGAATAAGTTCTTGAGGTTCAAATTGTAATCCTTTCATGTTGGGACTAGAACCAAGCGCTAGTTTATCTAAAGCCTTAAGCTCGCTAGCTGCCTGTCCAGCTAAATGTGCAATAGCATAAATAGCTTCTTGATCGATTGGTTCATCCTGATTGTTCATATAATATTTTATGAGATTGGATAGAGATAGCCACAAAAAAACGGCAGAGCCTTTTGAGCTCTGCCGTGCAACAACTAACTATCTTAACTCAAACCCTTGAGAAGTTCAGCAACCTTGGCATCATCCAAGTCATTTGCATCATCTTCATCAGCAACCTCTGGCTCAACAGGCTTAGGCAACGTACGAGCAGCAGACTTCTTAGACTCAACGAAAGGACTATCATCACTAGCAGTTTCAGCCTTAGTAGCAGGAGCTGAAGGAGTCTCACACAAGAAATGCTTCTCGAATGCGCTCTTGAGCTCATCATAAGACTGAACACGGAACACAGTATCGAGAGCATGAATTGAGTTATAAATAGCCTCAATCTTCTTACTGTCACTACCAAGAGACGGAACTTCACCAGGAGAAGAGAATCGAGAAGAGACGAAAGTCGGAAAGTCACCTTGCTTCTCAGCCTTGATCTTGAACGAACAACCAGCTCCGCTCAAGTCAAAGATACGAGCACCAAACTGATCTGCATCTTCACCATTCATAGCCTCGTCAATGATCTTCTGAATCTGACGGCCATAGCGAAGCATCTTCACCTTGCCGTTATTCTCAGGATCGTTGGTATCGTTAATAACGTAAACGTTAACCAACCAGTTCTCACGACGCAAGAGCTTCTCAGCCTTGGCCTTCTCTTCAGCTGAGCCATGCTTCAAGCACTTCAAGCGACCTTCAGCAATAGGGTCACGCTCACTCCAAGTAGAAGGAGAGATGAACTGAACATATTCACCAGTAGCATAAGACTCCCAACCAAAGTTGTAGTAATGGAAAAAGGTCTTCTTAGGATCCTGGATGTTGGGAATAAGCCTCACAGTATAAGTATGACCAGGAGGTGTACGGAGAATATCACGGAGTCCGGACTTAGCCTTAGACTTGTTCAACTCTTCCTTAATCGACTCAAACATTGATTTATTAAATGTACTCATATTTCGTTTTATTATATTTCTATTTTTAGTTTTTTCTAGTTTTTTGTTTCTATTATTTTCAGACCTGATCTACAGATCTGTTTGCACTTCTCAGACATCACAAATTTCCGTCTAAGTTGTGCGAAATCATTATACAGACTCCCAAAGATAAATTCAAGCAAATCCGCAGGAATCTGAAAGAATTTATTTTCAAAGTCTTCAAAGGCAAATAACGTGTAAACGTTAATGTCTCTATTTTTTAAATGAACAGCAAAGGCTGGCAAGAGCGAATTCTCCTCTTTAAGATTCAAATACTCGTTTACAGAGCAGCCTTTATCTTTACAATATTTATAGATAAACAGCAGAGATTCTCTACATTTTTTCAGATTTTCTTCTGAATCTGCATCGACTCCTTCTTTCTTTTTCATGTACATTGTGTACACAGATCTTGCTTTTTGACTCAGATAGAACTGCAAGTCATAATACGTATTCTCATCATTTATATAAATGGAATACGGAGCCAAGAAGTAATCGTTAATATCTATATTTGGAAATCTATCGAAGAAATAAGCGAGCTTTTTAATAGCAGGAAATTTCTCATCCTGCTCAAAGTTCTCAAAATCTTGACGTAGTTTAAATGGTTTGTTTTGCTTCTTACGTGAAATGGCTAGAAAAGTATTATAAATTCTCTTTTCTGTAGACGTTATCATAGTGCTTTTTTAAGAATCGTTTTATGTATTTAGACTTATAAATGTTAGGGTCACACTCTAAAAAGAATCTAATGCACTCAAAATCATTCTCAAAGCTGCATAGATTCTTGAATAGTCTTATTAACTTCTTCTCTTGAAGGAGTATAATGAGAATGTTAGCATAGTTCAACCGTTTATTTCTTAGCATGCACACAAAAGAGCATGCCTTGAAAAAGTTATTTCTAGTTTCAATTGAACATATGCTATCGTAAGGTTGAATCATATTTGACTTTTATGGCGCTTTAACAGCTTTGTAAATTCTACAAACTTTTCTGTTAGGCTACCACTGGCGGCATACTCATACCCGTCACCATCACAGAGAGTCTTAGCCAGGTTATTTAGTTTAACATCACAAACTTTGCTACGTCTAAAATATACCTTGCCAGCCTCTAGGCTTACTACAGCTACAACATCTGCATTATACTCATTGAATAAATGATCTGCTACCTCTTGGAAACAACCATCAGCAAATGTAGCATAAAAATTATACTTCTTATTTTTGACTGGTAACATCGTTTGATACAAGGCAAGAGAGTCGATAATAGTATCGCACTTCTTCTGGAAGTATTCGATTTGTCTCAATTGGTAATCATTAAACTGAAAGAAACCTTTACGGAAGTCTTGGTAGAAGTTAAACACTCTCTCAAAAGACTTTGAGTTCCAATAAAGAGTTTCAAGTTGTTTAGATTGCTTTAAAGCATATGTTTTACTAACTGCATCGTCAATTAACACGATTAAGAGCTTCTGATGTTCTGTTGGCTTAATATCTGGATAAAGCTTCTTGAAAATATTAAAGGTTAATCGAGTTGAAGAGCCATCAATTTTAGTCAAGGCAGTTGCAAGCTTAAACTTGTAATTTAGCTCAACCATTTTCTTATGAGCAGTTATAATTATAACGTTCTTACAATCGAGAAAGTTTTCAAACCCAGTTACATCTAATCCAAGAACAGTGATTCGTTTAAAATCAGCCAAAGAGTGGCGATCAAAGAAACCTTTGACCATACTCTCAGCTTTCTTTTGAGTTACAAAAAATACTTCAGGTGCATCTTTATGAAACCAGCTGTAAGCGGTATAACAGCCAGCTCCGTCTAAATCTTGATTAATAATTAGCAGTTCGTTTTTCATGTCATTTCTTCAGATAACGCTTTGAGCGCTTCCGAGGTATTTACGATCTCTTCATCTGCATTCAATGTATTATCCTCTTCAAGAGTAAGAGTTGGGTAATTTATTTTCATGTTAATTGTACCGAAATTAGGACCATAACGGTTCTTCAACAAGCTCATTTTAATAACACCAAGCTCTTTATCTTCATCGAGCTGCCACAAACCAATCACACAATCAGCAGTAGCAGCAGTACCAATACTTTCACTAATAGACTCCAACCCAGGGTTGCTTTGATTATAACCACTACGATTTAACTGAGTAGCAGTAATAATCGGGCATTTAAATACATAACTCATTGCACGAACTTGCTCAGCAGTATACTTGATTCGTTCATAAGAGTTATCACCCTTTGGAGCATTAAGTAGGTTCAAGTAGTCAATAACAATAGCATCAAACTTATAACCAGATTGCTGAAGCTTCTTAATAAAAGCTGTCATCTGAGCTGGAGTAACTGTATTAGGTGGAAACTCCTTAACAAGCAATCTAGAGCTAGGCAGGTTGAGCTTCTTATTAATAACAGTCTGCTTGAGACTTTCAACATTATTACGAAGATCATTAAACGGTATCTGAGTAATGTTCGATGAAATACGCTTACAATAAGCCATTTCAGACATTTCTAGAGACAAGATAATGACGCTCTTATTCTGATTAGCAATGTTTACAGCTAAGTTCTGCAAGAAGATACTCTTACCAACGTTAGTTTCCCCTGCAAAGACATAGATTGCTCTACCATCTTGCAAGAAACCACCACCGAGCTTCTTATCAAGCCACTCCCAACCAGTTTTAATATGA